CATGAACAAGCACATTGGTTACATACAGAAGTACCAATGATGGAAGATGTAAAAGATTGGAAAAAGAAACTTAATCAAAATGAAAAAGACTTCCTAACAAATATCTTTAGGTTCTTTACTCAAGGAGATATTGATGTGGCAGGTGGATATGTTAAGAACTACTTGCCGCATTTTCCTCAACCAGAAATTAGAATGATGTTGATGGGCTTTGCGGCACGTGAAGCTCTTCATATTGCGGCTTATAGTCATCTAATTGAAACTCTTGGACTACCTGAAACAACATATAATCAATTCCTAGAGTATCAAGCAATGAAGGATAAACACGATTATGTTATGGACCTTAGTTCAAAAAATGGTACATTGGAGTCTACTGCTCGGCATATTGCTGTCTTTAGTGCTTTCACTGAAGGCATGCAGTTATTTAGTAGTTTCATTATGCTCCTTAATTTCCCCCGTCACGGGCTAATGAAGGGCATGGGTCAAATTGTTACTTGGTCTATTGTTGATGAAACAATGCACGCTGAGAACATGATTAAACTCTTTAAAGAATTCATCAAAGAAAATAATGAGATTTGGAATGATGAACTAAAGGGTAAGATATATACTATCGCAGAAAAGATGGTTGAACTAGAAGATAAGTTTATTGATCTATGTTATATTAATGGTGACATGAGAGATCTTAAAGCTGAGGATGTTAAAGAATATATTCGATATATAGCTGATAGACGTTTAATTAGCCTTGGAATGAAAGGCATCTTTAAACGTAAAAAGAATCCATTGCCATGGGTAGAGGAAATGATTAATGCTCCTGTACATGGTAATTTCTTTGAAAATAGGGTTACTGATTATGCAAAAGGTGCTTTATCAGGTTCATGGAATGATGTTTGGAGTAAAGAATAATGTATGAGAATTCAAGTGCTGCTGTAGAAGCTTATATAGAACGTATAGTGTTATTGGCTCAACAAGTAGAATCTGAAGATCCTATTGATTGGGGTATGCTTGAGATCTCAGAAGAAGATGCATATAAATTAATAGCCATGAACACAGTTAACCAGTTTGATAAATATAACGTGCAAGAAAGAGAGATTATGATTGCTACTATCACTAAGCTAGTAGTTGAAAATTTTGCACTTAATCTAAAATTAAAAAAGGTATCAAATGGCAACTAAGTACTTCGAGTGCGATCACTGTGAAGCACGAGGAAAGATTATAATGAAGGATGATACTAGGTTAGAAGATATCGTTTGCTGTCCAGTTTGTAGCGGCGATATTTTCGAAGAGGAAGATTTTTCCGAAGAATAATGACCTGGTATTTTAATAATCAACCTATACAAGAGATTGAACCTCAATATTTAGCATTTGTGTATCTCATTACGAATATACAGACCGACAAAAAATATATCGGGCTAAAGACAACTAAATCCATGAAGACCAAAACGGTCAAAGGCAAAAAGAAACGCTTTAAAGTTGAATCAGATTGGCAAGATTATTGGTCTTCATCTGAAGAGTTAAAGAAAGATGTTGAGTTGTTGGGTAAGGAATCTTTCAAACGAGAGATTCTTTACTTTTGTTTAAATAAAGGCACTGCAAATTATCTGGAAGCACGTGAGCAATTTGATAAGAGAGTATTAGAGAATCCAGACAAATGGTACAATGGTATCATTAATTGCCGCGTACACTGGAGTCATGTAAAAATTGAACAAGATAAAGTATAAAACCATCTGCATATCAGATATACATCTTGGCACTAAAGATTGTAAAGCTGACCTACTAAACAACTTCCTAAAAACCCATACCTGTGATAATCTATTTCTAATTGGAGACATCATTGACGGGTGGAAAATACAACAGAATAAATGGCATTGGAAGCAAACACACACCAATGTTATACAAAATATATTAAAGTACTCTAAGCAAGGAGTAAAGGTTACTTATGTTACGGGCAACCATGATGAATTTTTGCGACCTTTTGTAAATCAATTCTCACTTGGTAATATTAGCATTTGTAATCAATCTGAATACATAGATATAAAAGGAAATAGATTATTAATTACACATGGAGATATGTTTGATGGAATTACAGGAATGGCAAAATGGATTAGTTTCCTCGGAGACTCTGCATATGATTTTGTTTTGTGGGTCAATAATCATTTTAACTACTTGCGTCATAAGTTTGGCTTTGGTTATTGGAGCTTATCTAAGTACTTAAAGCATAAGGTTAAGCGAGCAGTAGGTTTTATATTTAAGTTTGAAGAAACCTTAGCTCAATATTGTAATAAAAAAGGATATGATGGAGTTATATGTGGTCATATTCATACACCAGAAATTAAAATTATTAATGGCACTATCTACATGAATGATGGCGATTGGGTAGAGTCTTGCTCTGCTTTAGTTGAACATTATGATGGTAAATGGGAAATAATTTACTGGAAAGATATGAAATGAAAATGAAAAAAATCCTTAAAAGGATGTACAGAAGAATAATGGCAATGCATCGTCGGAAAGCCAAATTATGGCTTAAGTTTTTAAGAGGTAAAACCAAACAATGATATACTTAATGTTCCTATCCGCACTAGCGCTTTCTGCTACTGCAGCATACTATAGTATAGCAGGTCTTGTTGCTATATTCTCTGCAGCGGTAATTCCTATTATAATCATGGGGTCTACTCTAGAAGTAGCCAAGCTTGTTGTTGCCTCTTGGTTATACCATAATTGGAAAGAAGTTCCGGCGTTGATGAAGACATACTTCACAATAGCCTTAATAATTCTTATGTGTCTTACTAGTATGGGTATCTTCGGTTATCTGTCAAAGGCGCATTTGGATCAAGCAGTACCAACCGGTGACGTAGCAGCAAAGGTTGCTTTAATAGATGAAAAAATTAAAACAGAAAAGGAAACTATAGATGCAGCTCGTAAAACAATTACTCAACTTGATTCTCAAGTGGATCAAACCATTGCCAGAACCTCTAACGACACAACCGACACGGGGATTCGAAGATCCATTGGAGTCAGAAAGTCCCAAGCCAAAGAGCGAAGCGACTTATATTCCACCATCCAAGCCGCGCAAACCAAAATCTCCAAGCTCAACGAAGAAAGAGCCCCAATCTCCAGTGAACTCAGGAAAGTCGAAGCGGAAGTTGGACCAATAAAGTATATAGCGGCATTAATTTATGGTGACAGTCTTGATCAGTCTTTTCTAGAAAAAGCGGTTCGAGTTGTCATCATGATGATTGTCTCAGTGTTTGATCCATTAGCGGTTTTAATGTTGGTTGCGGCCAATTGGTCTTTAAAACACGCTCGTAAAGAAGAAACCATACCACAAGATGATAATCCCAATTTTGATGATGACGAAGAAGTATGGGATGACTTCTTTAAAGAAGAACCTCAAGAAATAATAGAATGGCCAGATGATGACGCTCGAGTAGACATTATCGGGATGAATGGTAATGAAGGATTACATTATGATGAAGTAAAGAAAGATTGGGACCCTAAATTTAATTTAGATCCTAAAGAACCATCTTTAGGTGTTACTAAAAATACTTCTACGATAGAAGAAGATATTAAAGATTTGCAGTCAAGATTTAATTGGAAATAAACGTTTACAATAAATCGGTATTAGTATATAATGACCTTACAATCTAAATAAGGAAATAGTTATGGCCGGTAAAGCAACCTCAGTATATTTAACAGTATCTGATAAAGTAACCCATAAAACAGCATTCCATAAGGTTTTCTTTAGAATGGATGATCTAAATAAGTACATCATAGATCCAGAATTTATAAAAAAATATCCAACTGATAAATTTTACATTACAAAAGAAATTTATTAAAAAGTGAAATTAAACGTTTACATTAAATCGATTTTATTATATAATGTCTCTATAGATTAATTAATTGAGAAGGAAATACATTATGAAAACAGCAAAACAACATTTCGAAAATACCTACATGGATAACAATGTTATTCGTTGGGTTTCAAATAACACAGTTCCACCAACAGATATCTTGGCTGAATTATGTGTTGCAGGTTACCTCACTACTGAAATGCTTTACGACAGCATTGCTACTAAGAAAAAAGAAGATGATGCTTTCTTAGACCAGTACATTGCTAACCGCCGCAAGTATGGTTACTCAGACGAAGAAAAAGCTGAAATGGCTAATGCATTTGGCGGTGAAACTGTAATTGATATTTTTACAGGCGAAGAAGTTCAATATGCTTAATTTTGCATTGAAATGGGTTGCCACAGTGGTAACCCTTGCAGGTGCTCTATTAACCTCTTTAGATATCCACCCAATAAATCTATACGTTCTAAATATCGGCACAGTCATCTGGCTTGTTTGGGCTATTCGGGTTAAAGAAACCAGTTTGATTGTAGTAGATATTGGACTTTTGGCAATCTATGTTCTTGGTCTTTTCATTTAAATGTTTATTAAGGAGAAAGTATGAAAGCAGATAGTAATTACAACATGTCTAAGCCAACCAAAAAGTTGTTGGCTACTATTAAGGATAAAGCTCAGCGTAATTCCTTTAAAAATGCAATGATCCAGGCTGAAGTTGATTATGCTTTTAATAAAAAGAAAGCAATGTCTTCTAAGAAAGAAACTAAGGAGGCAGCATGATCGAGTTTACAATTGAAGGTGTTTTAGAATTACTTCGTAATGTTGATAATAAAGGAGTCATGGTTGAATTCACTAAGAAAGATGGTACAGAACGAAAAATGTTGTGCACTCTTGCTGAAGCCCTCATCCCAGAAGATGCTCGTCCAAAAACCAAAGACACAGAAGTCATTGCAGAAGCAGCAACCGATGTTATTCCAGAAGTTTGCCGTGTCTACGACTTAGAAAGTCAAGGTTGGAGATCTTTCCGTTGGGATTCAGTTCACGCAATTTCTGTTTGGGAGTAATACATGATTAGCAATGAAGTAGACCGTAAGAAATTTAAAGACGCACT